GAGACACAACGCCTTAAAACAGCAGATGGTACAATAGCTCATTATGTTAACATTAATGGGGTAAATAAAATGCACAATTGGGATGGAGCTGCATTTTTTCCTCAAGGTAACAAACGCCAAGCTGAGTATTATTTGTTTGGTATTAAGTACACAAAGGATCAATGGTTAGAATTCAGAAAAGAATCTAACGGTGTTCCATTCTACAAAACAGCAGCTGGTAAAGCAGCAGGAGCTAGAGTATAAAATATTGGGGTCGTCAAGACCCCTTTTTTAATTTCCCTTTATGAGACAGTTTACACGCACTTATGAGGATGAAGATATGATTGAAACATGGACTTATAATTTAGATAAGTTTAAAAATGGTCCAATTAATATTGATATCAAATACAAAGCAGGTGCTGAAAAGCGAATTAAACAACGTGCTAAAGATGCTAAACAGGAAAAGAAAACAGCACGTCAAATGAAAAAAATAAACGAACGAAATAAAAACAAATGAGAATAGGATTAACAGGTACAATGTCTGTAGGTAAAACAACATTAGCTAAAGCACTAGGTGAATTAGATATATTTAAAGACTATCCAATTCAAACTGAACGTAGTAAATATCTGCGCGATTTAGGTGTAGCTTTAAATACAGATTCTACATTAAAAGGTCAATTAGTATTTGCAGCTGAACGTAGCATTGAATTAATGCATGAAAATATCATAACAGATAGAACAGTATATGATGTATCAGCATTTACACTCAGTGCTAAATCAATTGGATGGACTGAAAAACGTTATTTTACTGAATTGTTAATGCAACTTCGTAATGATTATGATGCAATTATTTATGTATCACCTGAAGGTGTTGCAATAGAAGATAATGGTGTACGTACAGTTGATGCAGAATATCGCAATAAAATTGATATTACAATACGTGAAATGTTAAAGAACTTTCCACCTAAAAAATTAATAGAGGTTAAGGGTAGTACAGAAGAACGTATAAATACCATTATTTCACAACTAAATTAATATTTATGGATATCACAAACGAATCATTAAAATCAATGAAATCAAAACAACTACGTAGAATTATACGTGAAGCCATAACAGAAGTATTAAACGAAGAAACATTTGCTGGCAAAAATGCAATAGCAGATCTTAAATCAGATGCAGGATATGCGTCATTATCAGCTGATGCTAAAGCAAATGCTGAGAAAGAATTACAAAAAGGTGGAAGTGTTACTTTAGAAGGTGACTTAGAAGAAATGGCTCGCCTTGCTAAAGGATTTAGATTAGCAGATCCAAATGTAAATTCCTCTCAATTTACTAAATCAATCAGTGGTACACCATTATCAGCAGTTATTGATTATTTTCGGGAAAATCCAGGAGCTGATAAAAAATCACTTCAATCTCAATTTAATTTTGTTCGTCCACAAATAGCAAACGCTATTGTAAATGGCTTACTAGATTCAGGTGTATTAGTTAAATTAGGAGCAGGAGGTGAAGTTGAAGCTACACCAGAACCAGGTGAAGAAAGACCAGAAACCATTGATGGCCCAGAAGCGTTTTTAATTGGTAGTGGTGATCCACTAGCAGGATATTTTGATGATGTTCCTAACACTGATGGAGAAGAAGATTTTAATACTGAAGAAGAACCAACAGTAGGGGATGTTGAACCAGGTACTCCCGCTTCAACAGGTGGTATGTCTGATGAAGATTACGAAGCCTTTATGAAATATACTGACCTTAAAGATCGTTTAAATGCTACAAAATCTAATTTATTAAAAATGAAGCGTAGTAAAGGTGGTACAGCTGGTGATATTAGTGATAAACCTGGAACTGAAGAACAACGTTTACGCGATTTAAAAAAATCATTAGAAGATAAAGTTAATGCTTTAGTAGCAGGATCAGAATACCTTCAAAAGAAAGTAGAGAAAGAAACAGGTAAAGCATACGAACCAATTGAAATCGAACCTGAAGAGGAAGACGATACAATAGATGAAGCATATGATGCTGAATATGAAAAACGCAAATTACAATTCTATGCTGGAATTATTAAATAAGTATAAATTTCAATTAATTGTAGTTGCTGTATTAATTTGGGTGTTTTGGGTTTATACTCCAAAACCTCAAATGCCAATAGAATATAAACAAGCAATAGATTCTCTTACTAAAGCAAATGCTGTTTTGCAACAAAAACAAAACAGTTTAGATAGTACTATTACTAATTATCAATCTCAAATTCACGATTTAGATTACAAATTATCTAATATTAAAGAGAGAACAACTATAGTTAAAGAATATTATCATGAAGTGAGTAAAGAGACTCAATCATATAATACAACTCAAGTAGATTCATTCCTAAGAAATAGATTCAATTATTAATGAAAAAGTTATTATTTACATTACTGATTTTACCATTAAGTGTTCTATCACAAGACACACTTCATATCCCAGCCCCCGCTGCTAAAGCAATGGTACAACAATTAGTTAGTTGTGATAGTGTAAAAGCTATACATGAATTGACTAAAGAACAACTCACATTCACTGAAAAGAAAGTAGAGGTACAAGATAGTATGATTTCTGGCTATCAAGAAAAAATGAGAATATATAGAGAAATGCTTTATAACGAGCAAGAAAAATTTGGAGTACAAAACAAATGGACTGAGGAATTAAGAAAAGATGTTAGAAATCTTAGAATAACTAATAAGATATACAAAACTGGTTTCTGGGCAGGTTTATTTATAGGTACTATTGGATATATTTACCTAGCTAAACCCTTTTAAATAATTGTCCTGCTACCCTAGGACTGCCTATCTAGACCATAGGTGCATGCTTAACCCCGTAAGGTTAAGCTTTTTTTGTATATTTATATATATGAGCAATCAACAAGCCGATATTAAAGATATAATAAAACAGGAATATATAAAGTGTGCAATGGATCCCGTACACTTTTTTCGTAAATACTGTTACATTACCCATCCAACAAAAGGTAGAATATTATTTCACCTATACCCATTTCAGGAAAAAGTATTACAAGAATTTAGAGAACATCGCTTTTCTATTGTAAATAAATCACGCCAGTTAGGTATTTCTACTCTAGCTGCTGGTTATTCTTTATGGACAATGTTGTTTAATAAAGATAAAACAGTACTTTGTATTGCTACAAAGCAAGAAACAGCAAGAGGTATGGTTGAAAAAGTACAATTTATGTATGATAATCTTCCTACTTGGCTTAAGGGTAATCAAAAACCAATAGCGAATAATAAATTATCCTTCCAATTAGCAAATAATTCTAGAATTGTAGCTACATCAGCTGCATCAGATGCAGGTAGATCTTACGCCGTATCTTTGTTACTAATAGATGAGGCTGCGTTTATCGAAGGTATTGATAAAATCTATACGAGTATCAAACCAACAATTGCTACGGGTGGAGGTATTATATCATTATCCTCTCCAAATGGTATTGGGAACTGGTTTCACAAAACATATACTGATGCTCAAATAGGTAAAAATGATTTCTGGCCTATAGAATTAAAATGGGATCTTCACCCTGATAGAGATGAACAGTGGGAAACAACAGAACGAGCAAATATGTCTCCAAGAGAATTTGCTCAAGAATACGATTGTGACTTTTTAGGTTCAGGTAATTCAGTAGTTGAAAACGATATATTATCTTTTTATGAACAAACATATATACAAGATCCTGTTGAACGTAGGTTCATGGGTGGTGATTTTTGGATATGGAATTATCCTGATTATAGCCGTTCCTATATCATTAGCGCTGACGTTGCTCGAGGTGATGGTAGTGACTACTCGGCGTTTCACGTCATTGATATCGAAAGTTGCGAACAAGTTGCAGAATATAAATCGCAAATAGGCACTAGAGAATATGGTAATATGCTAGTAGCAGTAGCATCAGAATATAACAATGCTATGATTGTACCTGAAAACGCTAACGTAGGATGGGATGTTATTAATACAATTATAGATAAAGGTTATCCCAACTTATATTATTCTCCTCGTGCATATGGCGAAATGCATATGGATAAATGGATGGCTAAAATGGGTAATGATCAAACAGTACCTGGCTTTACAACATCAGTAAAAACAAGACCACTTGTTATCTCCAAAATGGAGGCGTATATTCGAGATAGACATTTTATCTTTCATTCTAAACGTTTATTAGAAGAATTACGTGTATTTATTTGGCAAAATGGTAAAGCACAAGCACAAAATGGATATAATGATGACTTAGTAATGGCAGCAGGAATTGGATTATTTACTAGAGATACCGGTATTAAGTTTGCCCAACAAGGTATGGATATGACTAGGAAATCAATTGATTTAATATCTAATGCAACACAAGGTTATAGACCAACATTACCAAGCGGACAACCAAACCCATACCAAATAGATACCCCGTACGGTCCTGAAGATATTACGTGGATATTATAATTAATAAATATTTATTGACACAATAAAATACAAATGGCTGAACAAAATACAGGTCTATTTACACGATTAAGACGATTATTCTCTACTGATGTAGTAATACGAAATGTAGGAGGTAATCAACTAAAAACAGTAGACGTAGATCGCATTCAAGCATATGGTAATGTAAAAACCAATGCTCTTATAGACAGATTCACTAAACTTCATCGCTATGGCGCTAATATGCCATACAACCCAACGATGAATTACCAAACACTTCGTATTCAGTTATATACTGATTATGAAGCAATGGATACAGAATCAATCATTGCCTCTGCACTTGATATTGTTGCTGATGAAGCAACATTAAAGAATGAAGCACACGAAGTATTACAAATTCGTTCATCAGACGAGAATATACAACGTATCCTCTATAATTTATTCTATGATGTATTGAATGTAGAATTTAATTTATGGTTATGGATTCGTAATATGTGCAAGTATGGTGATTTTTATCTTCACCTAGAAATAGCTGAAAAATTTGGTGTGTACAATGTAACACCATTATCAGTTTATGATATGATTCGTGAAGAAGGTATGGATCCTCAAAATCCATCCTATGTTTGTTTTAAGATTGATCCAATGGTTATTGCGGCTGGTGGTGTTAATAGCCGTTTAAAAGATAGAGATGGTAAAATCAAGTTTGAAAATTACGAAATTGCTCACTTCCGCCTTTTAACAGATGCTAATTACCTTCCTTATGGACGCTCATATATAGAGCCTGCTCGTAAAACTTACAAACAATATATTTTGATGAAGGACGCTATGTTACTTCATCGTATTACACGTGCCCCAGAAAAACGTGTATTTTATATTGATATTGGTAATTTACCTCCAAACGAGGTTGATGGATACATGGAGCGTTTAAAGCAGAAAATGCAGAAAACACCATATATTGATAAAAATACAGGTGAATATAACCTAAAATATAACATGATGAATGTAATGGAAGATTTTTACATTCCTCAACGTGGTGCTAATAGTAATACTAAAATAGATACGTTAAAAGGCCTAGAATACAACGCGATAGATGATGTACATTTCCTTCGCGACGAAATGCTTGCTGCTCTTAAGGTACCTAAAGCGTTCTTCGGATTTGAAAAAGATTTGACTGGTAAAGCTACATTAGCTGCTGAAGATATTCGTTTTGCTCGTACAGTAGAGCGTATACAGCGTATTGTTGTTAGTGAACTATATAAAATAGCATTAGTACATTTATACACACAAGGATATGACGGTGCTACTTTAACTAACTTTGAATTATCATTAACAGTTCCATCCATTATCTACGAACAAGAAAAAATAATGCTATGGAAGGAAAAGATTGCATTAGCTAAAGATTTACAAGACAGCAAATTAGTCCCTTCAGATTGGATTTATGACAATATCTTCCAATTCAGCGAAGATCAATATGATGAATTACGTGATTTAGTAATTGAAGATATGAAACGTACCTTCCGCTTATCACAAATTGAAAATGAAGGTAACGATCCAGCTAGATCAGGTAAATCATATGGTACACCACACGACTTAGCATCATTGTATGGTAAAGGTAGAAATGGTGTTGGTGATACAGGAGCAGTACCTCCGGGGTATGATGAAAAACGTCCTGTTGGTCGTCCTGAAGAAAAAGCCTCTATCATTGGTACACAAGACCATTCAATGGGTAAAGATAGATTGGGTAGTAAAGAAAATTCTCCAATATACACTGCTAATATTTCTGATGAAGGAAGTGGTACACCAAAAGGTGGTTCACCCTTAGCATTAGCTGAATCATTACGATACAAGCATATGTTAAAAGGTATTAAGGATGATATGGTTAATAAACAAAACATATTTGAACAGGAATCTTCATTACTTGATGAAAAAAATATCAAGGACATATAACAACTACATATTTATAGGTAGTGTATACTATTTTATATGAAAATTAAACATAGCAAATTCAAAAATACTGGTATATTATTTGAGCTTCTTGTCAGACAAGTAGCATCAGATACAGTATCTGGTAAAGATTCATCAGCTATTAACATAATTAGAAAATATTTTTCTAAATCAGAATTAACAAAAGAACATAAACTATATCAAGCATTAGTTAGTTCTAAAGCATTAACTGAAGGTAAAGCTGAGTCATTAATTAATGCAACTCTTGAAATATCTTCAAGATTAAATCGTTCAGCATTACGTAAAGAAAAATATAATATTATTAAGGATATTCGTGAATCATATGATTTAGAAGAATTTTTTAAATCAAAGATTAACAACTATTCACAATACGCTGCTGCTTATAATTTAATAGAGGCTCACAACTCACTAGAGTTTGTTGAGCCATCTCAAGTTATTGAAAATAAAGTAACTTTACTCGAACATATTACTCGTAAAGAAGTTAATAAAGAAGAGGTAAAGGATCGTGTAATGGAAGAATATATGAGTATGGATAAGGGTACACGTATCTTAGTGTACAAAACATTACTCGAGCGCTTTAATAGTAAGTATAGTAATATGTCTAATTCACAAAAATCTGTATTAAAAGAATATATTAATAATATTTCTAATACTGTTAAATTACGTGAATTCGTTAATAACCATTTTGCAGTTATTAGAGCAGAATTAAATAGATTAAATCAAACAGTAACAGATAAAACTGTACAGATTAAAATTAACGAAGTAGTAAATATTCTTAAACCACTTGATAAAAATCAAAATGTAAAGGATGACAATATTATTGCTCTTTTACAATTCCATCAATTAATATCAGAATTAAAAACCGTAAAATAAAAAAAAAAACAGAAATGGCACAATTAATTAACGAAGCAAAAAGATTTCAAAAATTAGCTGGAATAATTAAAGAATCACAGTTAAACGAAGTAGAATTAAAATTAACTGATTTAGGTCCTGAATTTGAAAAAGTAGCTAAAGAAATATTTGGAGACACTGTAGTAGTAAAAGATATTGATGTTACTTACAGACCAAGTACTGATACAGGTAGTAAACCTTACTTATATATGAGTGCTGTAATTCCTCAAACTAAAGAAAGTCCTAAAGGTGTAATGTTAAGTATTGGATTTTCTAATAAAGAAGGAAAAGGAATGGTAAAATATGATAATTATTCTAAAGATAAAGAAGCAACAGCTAAAGAATTTGAAGAAAAATTAATACCTGCCTTTAAAAAAGCAGCTGCTATAGCTTTAGGAAAAGTAGTAAAAGATCCTAATCAATTAACTCAATCAACTGTTGGTGGTGGATACAAATATGAAGAAAAAGATCAAGCAGATTTAGATAAATATATATCTGAATTGCCTAATTTAACTTTACAAGAATCATCCAATATTGAACAATCAGTAAACGAAGCATTAGCAAAATTCCGTAAGCAAAAATAATGGATTTAAAAGAATACATAAAATCACTTGTACTCCAACAGTTAGAAGAAGAATCTACTACTGCTGGCGTTCC